AGCACCGACGGCCCGCCGCCGATCACCACGACCGTTTCCGCGCGGGGTGTCACGGCAGGCGATACAGCAGGCGGCTGAACTTGAGGGAGCCGTGGATCATCAGCGGCGCGACACCGAAGGCGCGCGCGAGCTCGCGCCGCCATTCCGGTTTGCTGCCGCGCACCTCGAGGCATACCAGCGCCTTGGGCGCCAGGCGCGGCAGCAGCCAATTGAGGTACAGCGCCGGCGGATAGTGAAAGCACCACGAGCCGAACGACACCACGAGATTGAACAGCCGGGCCTCACCCAGATCCGGGCCGGGGAATAGCGTCTGCCGCATCGTCGCTGCGTCCACATAGCTGAACGGCCGGCCGCCGTTCACCTGCCACCACCGCCATGCCACCGCCATGCTGTTGAACGTCTCGCGGTGCAGGTGCATGTGGGGCGGATCCTCCACGCCGTCCAGCAGCGTCACGCGCGCGCCGGGGCACTCGCGCTGTAGCAGGATGTCCACGCCGCCCAGGCCGCTGCCCACGTCGAGGATGGCGTAATCGGCGGGCTCGTGGCCGGCCGGCAGGTACGGCCGCAGGCTGTCCACCTGCTCGGCGAGCTGACGGTTGTAGGCGACCGTCCAGCGCGCCCGGTCGGCCGCCAGGTCCGCGATCCCGCCCCGCTGGATGGAGAGGTAGGGGAACGCCTCATCCGTCATCTGGAGGCTCACGGGCGCGTCCATACGGTGATATCCCGGCACGCCTCACCCTTCAGCCGGCGGTGCTCGCGCTCCACGTGGAACCCGGCATGCACCAGGCGCTCCAGCCACCAGTCGGGTGGCTGCTGTATCAGGTGCGCGTTGCGACCATCGGGCAGCACCTTGTTGGCCGGGCGCGTCGCGATGACGAGATAGGCCCCCTTGCTCGTGAGCAGGCGCAGGTGGCGCAGCACCGTGTCCAGGCGCTCGGGTTCCACGTGCTCTAGCACGTCGGTGCACACCACCAGATCCGCGGGCTTGGGGAGGTGATCCTTGCCCCTCATCGCGGGGTCATACTCCTGGACGCTGCGCGCCCATCCCAGGCGCTTGAGCTCCACCTTGAGCGTGCCCTCGCCGCACCCGTAGTCGAGCACCGCGCGCGCCTTCAGCAGCCGCGCGTAGTCGTACACCGCCTGGGCGTGTTTCTTTCCGTCACCGCCGAATCCGCGCGGGTCCGCGTGCAGTTGCACGTTCTGCTGTCGATACTCGGCGGATATGAGGTCCGATGGCGGGATGGCAAATGCGCCGGGATGGCGCATGAACATGCCGAGGTGGCCAAGGTCCAGCGCCTGGATGCCGCGCTGGGCGAACACATCGGCGAGCACCGTCGCGGTCGCGCCGAGGCACAGGAGCACCAGGTCCCCCGAGTCCTTCGGCACCGCATCGATGAGGGCGCGCCGGTCGCGAAACGCATCACGATCCGGGGCGCGCACGTGGCGCACGCTGTTGGCGCTCGCCAGCAGCTCCGTTCGCGTGAGGCTCTTGTCATCCCCGGCGATGAGCACGACATCCCGCCCCCGCCACAGGTCGGTGACGGCCGCCCAATAGTCGGGCGTATCGATGTGCGGCGCGCTGTCGGGCCGGCTCACGAATGCCGAGCCGTACTCCTTCGTCCCGTTGATGAGGCTCGCGAACTGCGGGCCGGCGTAGCGCTGCCAGTGCAGTAGCGGCGTGTCGCGGATCGGCGGGATGCACACCAGGGCCGCGGTGCGCGGCGCGGACAGCAGGTGGCGCAGCGCGAGGCAGAGCTCCGGCGTGTGCACCTGGGAGACCGCGGAACCGCCGACGGCCAGGCGAAACTCGCCATCGCCGAACCGGGCGAGCGAGGCGCCGGCCTGCGCGCGCGCGATGGTCTCGACTTCGGAGAGCGTGGTGGGGTAGGTCATGGGAACACGTCCTCGAGCGCCTGGCGCTCGAAACAGGTGAGCGCGGTGGTGCGCGTGCAGTTGATGACCGGCACGCCGGCGCCCTTCAGGTCGAGCGCGAGCTGGCGCATAAGGCTGCGCCAATTCTCGATCACGCCGAGATTTTTCAGCGGGGCCGGGTGGTCCGCGTGCCAGTGGTTGCGTCCGTCGGTGCGCTGCATGTCGAACCCGGTGAGGATGATGCGCGCGGCGCCGAACAGGTAGGCGAGGCCGATGGCCGCATAGCCGGAATTGCGGCCGATGTTCACGCAATCCGGCGCGCGGCACAGGCCCGCGCCGTCCACCCCGCGCACCCAATAGAGGCCGTGTTTGCCGCGCGCGTGCTCCGACGTCGTCCACAGCTCGCTGCGCGAGCGGCGGTTCACGGTGGCGATGTTCACATCCCACCAGGCGCAGTCCACCGCGAACAGCACGTCCGCCCACGGGGCGGCCTGCCAGCTGCTGTTCACGACGATGGTGCGCGCGCGGCCGCGAATGCGGGCTAGGTCTTGCTCCCTGAGCGACGGCCCCGACGCAATGACTGCGACGTTATCCCCAGCCCACCGGCCGGCGGCGAAACCTGGGCGGTGGATGCGGGCGGGCCACCCTGCCCGCCTTCCCCGTTTCCCGGGGCGTTGTCCTTGTTGCGCGGGGCATCGCCGAGGTTCCGATTGTCGGGCGGTTCGCGGTCGGCCTTGTCATCCTCACCGGCCAAGTTGCTCGGCACGAACCTCGAGACCAGACCATTGCGGATCAAGTCCTGGGCGTAGCCGTCGGGCAGCGTGCACACGGTGCCGTGCTCGATATATCCCATGCGACCACTGAAAGAGCGTTCCGCACGAACCTGCATAAGCGCCTCCACGGATGGAAGGTCGCACCATAGCACCGGGCATCACGCCACCGCAAAGAAAAGGCCCGCACAGGGCGGGCCTTTTCTCCGACTGTTCACCCGTCACGCCGCGGCCGCGGGTCGGGCAGGGCGCCGGGCCTTGGTCAGGTCGTGCTGCCCGCCGGGAATCCGCCATAGACGAACGCCAGCGGACGGAACACGGTGAGCGCCAGGCGCTCCTCGCACAGGATCGTCACGCGGTTGGTGACGAAATTGTCCTGGTCCTCGGTGGACACCATCACGCTCGCCTGCTCGCGATCCCAGATCGTTGCCGCCAGGCGGAACGCACCGACGAGGAAGCCACCCGGCTGGAGTCCATCCACCTCGGCGATCGGCAGGCCCCAGAGCACCGGCGCCGTGCGGCCCGAAGGCTGCGCGATCATGTAGCGGTTCTCGCCGTCCTTCGTGAGCTCGATGTCATGCCAGCTCTGCGGGTTCATCGCAATGCCGGTGGACGGATAGAAGGACTGCCGAACCTGTAGCATCGCGTGGCGGATCGTGTCGATCATCGTGTCATTGGCACGATTGAGCGCCACGTTGTACGGCGTCGCCTGCGGGATGATGCCGAGCAGGTTCTGGCCCGTGCCGTCGCCGAGCAGGATTTGGGAATCCTCTTTCAGCTTCAGGCCGTAGCGCAGCCGGCCATCGATGATGGACGAAAGTTGCTTGAAGTCCGCCAGCACCTGGCGCGAGGCACGGATCCAATGCGCGATCGTGCGCACCGGGCTGCTCGCATCCGTGAACGTGATATTGGACTCGGGCTTGAGCGTGCCCTCCGACACCACGTCCGCGTTGTTGGTGAACACGTCCTCCTTGACGTATTCGATGAGGTTGGACTCGGTCGTGCCGATGTCGAGCAGATCCCGCACCGTGAAGGGCTGGAGCGGTTCCTGGATGATGCCCGGAACCCGCATCGGCACGATGCCCGCGCCGGCGCTCGCGGCAATGCTGGTGATGGTTTTCACCTGCATTTTCTTGCTGGCGCCCTTGATCGTGTCCGCCGTCGGGAGGTATTCCTTGAACTCCTTGGACTCCACGAACTGCTGGCCGACGGACTTCTGGCCGTTCGCGCGCAGATCGCCCGCGGCGCGCTGCTCGGCGAATGCCTGCTCCAGGGTCTTGAGCCGTTCGATGGCCGCGGCCGTCGAATCGTTGAGCTTGGCCACCGCTTCCTTGGTGTTGTCCAGGGCGGTGCCGTGCTCCTTCATCTGGCGCTCGTGCTGCGCCAGCAGCTCCGCGCCCTTCTGCGCGTTGTCGTCCAGCACCTTGCGGACGGCGGTGCGGACCTTGTCCAGGTCGGCATCGGAAAGAATGTCGCGTTCCATGATGGACTCCTACAGCGTGAAGTTGGCGAGGCGCGTGGCAGGCTCGCGGCCGCGGATTTCCTCCGCCACCAGGCCCACCAGTTTCTCCGCCAGGCCCCGTTCGGTGCCGGTATCTTCAGCCTCACGCCGAAGGCTCCCCAATCCGCGGCTGGCGATGGCTGCGGCCTGGGTCTTTGAGAATCCTACCTCTCGCAGGAAGTTCTCGAAGCTACGAACGTCCGGAAGCTTACCCGAGCGCAGTTCAGTTTTCACCTGGTCCACCTGCGCGGCGGCGTTCGCGGGGAAGGTCACGAGGCTGCACTCCCACAGGCGAACCTTTTTCAGCACCAGCACATTGCGCGTGCTGTCCCAGGAATCCCCGTCCATGGGCACGTTGAAGCCGATGGACAGGCCCGTGATGGTGCGCGACTTCAGCAGCGCATGCGCCTCGCGCGCCTTGGCGACGTCATCCACGAGCAGCCGGCCCACCACGCGCAGGCCCGTGGCGTCCTCGAACATTTCCGTATGCGGGCCGAGCGGGTCGCGGCTCGAGTGTTGCCAGAGCACCGGCGGCAGAGCGTCGCGCGCCTTCCAGTCCTGGAGGGTTTCGGTGAACGCGCCGGGCACGATCACCTCCCGGTAACTGTCGATCACGTCGAACACGCTGCCGTAGCCTTCGAACTCAC